ACCGGAGAGGAGGAATACTATACCGGCGAGGAACTGGCCGACGGATGGATGAGGCAAAAAACATTCACCCAGAAGACACAAGCACTCGCAGAGCAGAAAAAGGCAATGGAGGCCGAACGGGCCAAAGTCGCCGAAGAAAGAGAACAGTATCAGCAAGGACTCCATCAATACCTGAGTCAGCCTGAACCCCAGCCTCCGTCTGAGGAACTGTTCGAGACCGACCCCCTGGCCTATATGAAGGCCAAAGATGACTACCGGGACGCCCTGGCCCAGCGAAGCCAGGCCCAGGCGGAATACCAGAGAGTCGAAGGGGAACGGATGCGAGACGCAAATCTTCAACGTCAGGAGTACCTCCAACGAGAATCCGAGAAACTCACAAACCTGATACCTGAATGGCGTGACGAGACCGTCGCAACCAAAGAGAAAGAGGCCATTCGAGAGTACGGGGTCAGCCTGGGCTATTCAGCCGAGGAGATGGATTCCATCGGAGACGCCAGGGCTATCGCCTTGATGAGGAAGAGTCTTCTCTTCGACTCCATGACGCAAAAAGGAAAATCGAAACTGCAACGAGGTCCAGAGGGAGTGGCGACACTTCGCCCTGGGGGTCAGCAACAACCTCAGAGACGAATGACCCAATACCGAAAAGCTAAGTTGCAACTGTCAAAAACAGGAAAACCAGATGACGCCACCAGGGCGATCTCTGAATTACTCAAAAGGAGTGCGTAATGACTAAAATAACAAACGCTTATGACACCTATGCCTCCACGGGGGGCAAGAATGAGATCAAGGAAGATCTTTCGGACTTGATTTACGAAATCTCGCCGGAGGCAACTCCCGGAATGCAAGCCATTGGAACCCGTGACGTGACCCAGCCCAATTTTGATTGGTTGGTCCAGTCTCTTCCAAGTGCATCCGGAACCGGAGCCCTTGAAGGCGACACCATCGTCAGACAGGCGTCAACCGGTACGACCCGTCGATCAAACCAGTGTGTGATCCTCACAAGAAACGCCACAATCACGGGGACTATGATGGCCTCCGAGACGGCAGGGTATGCGGACGCCATGGCCCATCAAATGCAGTTAATCGTCCGGGCCCTCAAGACTGACTTGGAAACAGTTCTCTTCGCCAAGACGGCGAAGAACAGTGGGGCACACAACGTCGTCAGAACGACCGCCGGTCTTTCATCCTGGCTGACCTCAAACGCAGTCCTCGGGAGTGCCGGTTCCCCGGCCGTCGCCACCGGAGATGGTTCCGATACCATCACCGACGGCACAAAGAGGGCGTTGACCAAGGCCCACATCAACACGGCCATGCAATCAGTTTTCGGGAACTCCAGCCAGTTGCCGACGATCCTCTTATGCGGACCCTTCAACAAAGCCAAAATTGGTGCATTTGACGAGTCCTCAACCAACATGAGAAGGATGGTTGACGCCAACCAGGTTGGTGCATCCGTCACCGTCGTCGCCTCCGATTTCGGAGACCTCGAGGTTGTGCCGGATAATTTCAACCGGGAACGAGACGTCTTCTTAATCAACCCCGAGTACGCAAGAATCGCTTATCTCCGGAACTTCGAGAGAAAGCCCATGGGGGCCGTCGGAGACGGAATGACCGAGGCCGTTTATGTCGAGGCGGGCGTCCAGGTTGATAATGAGTCAACTCACGCCATCATCGCTGATTGTACTGACGCTTAATGGCTAGAAGGACAATACTCTCCCACACCGGGGGAGTCCTGTCCGAGGTAGTGACGGACCCGTCCGATAACGGGCGGGCCATCATCTACCGACGGAAGCAGGACGTTCAACCGGTCATCGAGACCGTTAAATCCATGAAGGAGGCTCAACTGCCATCCTTCGATAAACGAGGAAACCTAAACTCCTGGAGGAAGGTGGCTGAAGTTCCCCAGGTCTTGTATCACAAATGGCGACGGTACGCCCGCCATAACAAATTGAGCCACCCGGAATGGAAAAAATACCTCCGGAAAAAACTCAATGATTTTGAAAACCGGCCGTTCCGGGTCTGGGAGGGGACACTCTAATTGGCGAAGATCACCGACTATCAATCTTTGATCGATAACGTCCAGGACTACCTGAACCGTGACGACCTCGCCAGCGTCGTCCCGACCTGGATGGGGATCGTCGAGACCGAGCTTTCCCGGAGGTTACGAGACCGGAGGATGATCGTAAGAGCCACGGCATCCCTTAACGGCCAATATATTAAGCCTCCGTCGTCGATGGTGGCGTTGAGAAATATCCAGTTGAACACGGACCCACCGTCCACCTTGACCCAGATCACGCCGGACGTGATGGACGAGAAGAGGGCCTCAAGTAACGCCCAAGGGAGGCCTCTGTTTTATGCACATCTAGGCCAGCAAATCGAATTTTATCCGACACCCGACACGGCGACCGATGTTGAAATTGCGTATTTCCGGACAATCCCAAGCCTGACCTCGGTTGTCACAACAAATTGGCTGATCGAGTACCACCCGGACGCCTATCTGTATGGATGCCTGAAACAGGCCGGTCCTTACCTGGGCGATCAGAACATCACCACGACGTTTAATACTTATTTTGAACAGGCGGTCCAGCAAATCATCCAACATGATATCGACGCCAAATTTTCCGGGCGGACGCCCCAAACCGCAATCACCCGAATAGGTTGATATGAGTTTCACTGACTACCTAGAACAAAGGGTCCTGAATTATGTGTTCAGGTCCGACTCTGATTCATTCGCCTCACCGTCTGCAATTTATGTGGGCCTCCAGACCGCCACCAGCACGGAGGACACGGCGACGGGCTCACTAAGTGAGGTGACCGGGACCAGTTACCAACGCAAGGCGGTGACGTTTGGGGCCCCGACCACGTCAGGAACTAAAAAGCAGATCGCAAACACTAACGAAATCGCCTTCGACTCGGCGGGATCAAACTGGGGGACCGTGACACATCTATCCCTGTTTGATTCTCAGTCAGCGGGGAACTGGCTGGCCCAGGTCCAGTTGACGGACTCCGGGGGGACGGCGACCACAAAAACAATAGCCACCGGGGACATCTTTAAAATCGCCATAGGCGACCTTAAAGTCACACTCGACTGATGGCCGGGACCTACGGCCTTTCTTTCTACGGGGCGGGTCAATGGGGCCTCGGAGGGGGTGAACGGGGAGAGTTTACCGCCACATCGGGGGCCGATGTCACCGCCGTCAACAACATCAACAGCTTTGCGACTATCGACGCCACAAGCGGGATGGTCGGCCGGTCAATTTCAACAGTCCTGGCCTACGGGCTGGGCCAGGTAACGTCAGCCGGGACGGTTTTCCCGACCTTGGACCATGCGGGGCGGGGATCTGGAGACTCAATAGCCGGTGGATCGGGCACACTGACCATCGACTGGGATGGCGTGGCCGACGTCACCACAACCTGGACAGAGATAGAGATTACCTAAATGCCTACCAACGCACTTAATATTACACTCGCAACCCCAGGGGGGTCCCGGAACTCATGGGGAGGTTTAGTAAACAACGCCCTTCAGGTTCTCGATGACTTTGTCGCCGATGTCAGCCCGATTGGCACAATCAATATGTGGTCTGGGGCCACACCCCCCACCACTACTCACACCGGTGTCTGGTTGTTATGTGACGGGTCGGCGGTATCCCAGGCGACTTATCCCGATCTTTATTCTGTTTTATCGCCACTCCAGGCCCAACTGGATCCCTCTTCTAACGCCGGATCAGGAAACTTCAGGATCCCTGATCTCCGAGGAAGACTACCATTAGGATACATCAATAATCAGACCGTCAATGGGCGTTCTTCATTTGATAACACATCCAGGACTATAGGGGCATCAGGCGGAGAGGAAACACAGACCTTGTCTTTGTCTCAGATCCCGACACACACCCACACCGCCGATGTGACGGCGTCTACCACTAAAGTGGATCCCCGGGATGGGACCTCAGCCTACACTGACTCAGATAACACGTCGGCCTTTTCCGGGACTACGGCGTCCGGGAACGCCAGCATTAGCGACCCAGGGCATAGCCACTCATACATGGACGAGCATCTGGACGGAGGCCTGAACCAAGGACAGAAAATCGGGAACTGGGCCAACTCACACGCCCCACTCCCCGGGTATCATGCCAACGGTTTCAACGAACAGAAAGGGACTGGCGGGTCCACGACCAATGTCACCGACTCTGGTCACACCCACACCTTTTCCGGCACACTTCCGAACCTCGACCACAATCACCCGATTTCTGTAGAGGTCACCAACCAGAACACAGGGGGGACCGGCACACTCGGCCAGGCGTCCTCTCATAGCATTGTTAATCCGTACTACGTCGTCAATTTCATCATCTTAGCAAAAGTCCCGAGGGTCTCATGACGGTCTACACCTACGAAGTTAAAGTCCAAAGCGTCGGCGGTTCTAATAAATTTCATATAGACGGATACCAACAACCGTCACTGGCCCTGGGGCACGACATCACTTACCGGTTTGACGTTTCGGATTCCTCAAACGCCGGGCACGTTTTCCAGTTTTCCACAACCTCAGACGGGACCCACGGCGGGGGCACGGCCCTCGGATCCTCGGACGGGTACACGACCTCCGGGACCGCCGGGTCAGCAAATGCTTATGTCGAGCTTGACGTTACCTCGTCAACGGCCTCGACCTTGTATTATTTTTGTGGGTCCTCTGGGCACACCGGGATGGGCGGGACCGCCGTCACTACCGGGGCGGAATACGTCTCCGCCTCAAACGTCGCCTTACGGAAACCAATCCTCGGGAACTCTGATTCCTGGGGCCACTACATCAACCAGAACCTGGACACGATTGCAGGGAAACTTCCGGCGTCTTTTGTATTTCCGGCAGGGACAGGAAACAATAATCAGGTCATTCTTTCGGATGGTTCCGGTGGAACGTCCTGGGGAGATGTCGCACTGACCCCGGAAATTACGGGGGTCACATGGTACTCAGACTCCGGCTATTCCAACACGCTTAGTGCGTCGGAAGCAATCAACATTGATGACGCAACTTACCTCAAGGTCACCGGACAAAACTTCGGGTCATCTGGGGTATTTGGGGGTAATGCTTATGTCCAGATCATTAACACCACCCAATCCAATGCAGTGGTCGGCAACAATCAGTCTGGGCTGACGGGTTGTGTCACATCCGCATCTTATCAGTCTGACGTTGAAGTCCGATTCACGATCAACCCCAGTGGGGTCTCAGGCATCACTTCAGGAGACACCCTGAAGGTGAAGTTTGTCACGGGTGGGGGAGAGTCATTATTTGCGACAGGCTATGTCGTTTCGGCTGATCCGACCTCCGTGACCACGGTCAACTCAGCGACGATTTCCAACACGGCAAGCGTCGGCTCTTTTGGGGGGACCGTCTCAGGAGGAGGACAGGACTCCAACACAAAACTATTGCTGAATTTTGACCGCACTGGTGGAACGGACATTGAGGATAGTTCCAACATTGGTGGCGATGGGCATAAAATTACGGCAAACGGGAACGCAGTCATCAAGGCATCACCTTTTGGGGATGGGAAGAGTGCGATGTTCTTTGATGGGACGAATGATTATTTATCAATTGCAAATTCATCTGATTTTAATTTTGGAACTCCTTCAGGAAACACAAACGATTTTACAATAGAGTTCTGGGCCAGAATTGATGCCTATAATGTTCATAATACATGGGGTAGAAGAATTTTTAGTAACCGTGATTCCAGTTTTACAGAGGGATTCACATTTTCTTTAGATGCAACTAATGAATGGATTCAGGCAGATTTTAAAGCTGGTACAAATGTTCAAATTCCTGGCACAACATCTCTGTCATCAGGCTGGCATCATGTCGCATTGGTTAGGGTAGGAACTGTTTATACCCTTTACATAGATGGTGTTCAGGATAACCAAGTAACATCGTCAAGTGCGTTGGTAGACTCAAACGAAGCTTTATTAATTGGCGCACACTCATCTGGGAATGGTCACTTTTCTGGCTACCTAGACGAAATCCGCATCGTCAAAGGCACTGCCGTTTACACAGGCGATTTCACTGTCCCAACCAGCCGATTAAGTGCTACCCAATCCAACCAAGGGACAAATATTGCTGACATTACTGGGACAGCAACCAAGTTGCTGATTCATAGTAATGTAAATACTGAAATATCTGGGACTTCTAACAGTGATTCTTCAATCACATCTTCTGCTTCAGGTGAGCATGGTGGTGCATGGTCAAATGCAACTGCTGTAAATAGCAATGTTGCGACATCAGTAGGGGCAGTTTACGAAGGTGTCCCTACTGTCAAACTTTACACAACCACTGCTTCATTAGCATGGACAACAAGGAAAGTTACTATTCCAAATTATTCATCTACAAAAAAATACTCTGTCAGCATAAAAATTGTTGCCAGTGATGAGACTCCCAATTTAGGGTTTTGGGTTGGTAACTCAGATGATGGGACTTTTACTACAGTTCAAACCGCTGACACTAATGCTATCCCAGATGAAATTTATGAGAGTGCCAATGCCGATAGAACAGTAGGAGAGGTACTTTCAACAGGGGTTTTCACAAACAAGGGCGCAGATATTTACATAACCTTTTCTACTAACCAAAATAATAGCAAATATGTAGAAGTTGGAGATGTTTCGGTTAATGAGTGGGATGACGCATCTAGTAGTGATCATACTTTGACTCCCACTGGGGTTTCACAATCTCTTTCCCATGGAGGAATCGCCACTGCTCTGACTTGGCCTGTAAGCAAGAAGTTAACTGGAAGTGCTGGGGTTTATTTTGATGGTGCTACTGACAAGCTAACAATAGCAACCCCGTCTGGTAGCGGATTACATTCGACTTTAGGTAGTAGTAATAATTGGTTTTGGGAGGCATGGATTTACTATTTAGGCTCTGCCTCAGATGATGATAGAGTGATTTTTTCATCACGATCATCTAATGTGGTGACAGCTTTAGTCGCATATTTTGATGAAGACGATGATCGTCTTCATTTTGTATGCGGTGGTAGCAGTAGCTGGTATGTTAATGCCTATGCAAGTGGTAGTGCGGATACTGATTTTTTAAATAAATGGGGCCACCTTTTAATACAGAGAAACGGAGCAACCCTTGAAGTATATGTGAACGGAAAGAAGAAGGCTCTTACTGGCGATAACGACATGGGGTCTAATGCCCTAGATGTTGGGACAACAATGACTTTAGGGGATGACGATGCTGGTAATGGTGATTTCAAGGGGTACATCGATTGTGTTCGTATAGGTGCAGGAACTCCCACATCGGTTTCTGGTGATCCTCTTTTTACGAATGGTGGAACAGACGCCAACACTAACAATTATGTTGCAGGATTACCCACCAGAGTCTACGGAGCCATCAAGCCCGATACTATCGACACCATCACCCTGACCGGATCAGTCGGGTCAGGCCAGAGTGGGTATGTGACCTTCAACAACGCCACACTTTCCACGGACGGGAATAACACTGAAACCACATCAGCCCTTCCAGCCGGACTGACCCTCAACGAAGCAGAGTCCCAGGACAACACGGCAACCATCACGGGAGACCTGACGGCATCATCAGGAAGCCACGCCATTAATTTGGTAGCACGGGTGACATCAGATGGGACGGACGCTGAGATTGACCCCAACCGAAAGCAGGCCTATTCCCATACGATTACCAAAGCATCTGGGGGTGCGCCTGTTCTGTTTAATGCACGGAGGTATGTTGGGAATACAACTGGGTTACGGCAAATAAATGGCTTAGGTTTCCAACCTGATTTGGTTTGGATTAAAGATCGTGACGGAACTAATTCCCACACATTGGCTGACTCAGTGAGAGGAGGCGGTTTTTCCTTATACTCTAACCTAAGTTATCAAAACGACACCACTGCAAACGGCATCACTGGTTTCCTAAATGATGGGTTTCAATTAGGGAAGTCAGGTACTGGTAACAGTAATGTTGGTAATAATATAAATGGTGACAATGTAGCGTTTATATCTTGGGCATGGAAGGCAGGAGGTGCGCCTAGTGCTGGCAAACAAAGAGTCGATAATAGCTCTTCTGAAACTACTTTATCCAGTGGCACTCATTATTCTTACATCACGAACATGAAACAGTCAGTGAATAGCACTGGCGGTTTTTCAATTACTCAATACACAGGGGGTTCTACCACTTCTTGGTTTAAACATGGTTTAGGAGATACACGCCCCGATATGTTTATAATTAAAAGTTTAGGTAGTACAGATAATTGGGTTGTTTGGCATACAAATTTAGGAAGTTGGGCAAACAGATGGCTTAACCTAGACACCGCTGGTGGAGAATCAACAGGCGATGTTATGTGGCAAAACCAAGCCCCGTCTGCTGATGGTAAAATTTATATAGGGAATACCAGTCAGGTTAATACAAATAATTCTTACATTTGCTACGCATGGAAAGCCGTGTCAGGCGTGTCTGCGTTTGGGACGTATGAAGGCAATAATTCGACATCAAACATTCGTAGTGATGTGGGTTTTGTCCCAAGTCTTCTAATTATAAAAAATATAGATAACGCAAATAATTGGATGATGATGACAAACATTTTATCCGCAGGAACTACGACAACAAGTGGAGTAAACTATAACCCAGATGGTAATCACAGGGCATTAGCCACGAATGATAGTTCAGCAGAATCTAGTCAATCATACAATTTGGCAAAAACTTACGTTGACACTTCAAGTGGTAACAAGGGGTTTGAATTAACTAGCGCAAATGTTGAAACAAACGGCAGTAGTAACACCTACATCTACATGGCCTTCGCATAGACATGGACCATCACTTTCCACCCCCGAATCCGGCTGATCAATATTATAACTACCCAACAAACCCGTCCCCCCAGCCTCTTATGGATGTAAACACGATTGTCGATCTGCTCAATAGTTTCGGGGTCCCGGTCTGTCTTGCGGGGATCCTCTTATGGTTCTGTAAATATCAGTTTGACTGGGCGAGGAAGGAACGGGAGGCCTACGCTGAAAGGGAGGAGGAGAAGGACGCCAAGATCATCGAGATGGTCGAGAAGAGTTCAGACGCCCTTCTCAGTATCAAGATCGCCGTGGAACAGTTGAAACAGTCAGTGGACCAGAACTCCCAGGTTATCCGGGAATTAATCTTATCAAAAGGACGGTGACAGATGGAAGTAATCCAAAGATTTTTGGATTGGCTAAGACCGGACTGGACAGAGTCCAGGATATACGGGGACCAGGACGACCCCGACGAGATTGAAGACGAAGACGAAGGAGAGGACAGTGGAAGAGATAATTGAGAAGAAGACGATCAAGGGGAACCCCAAGCCCTTAAAGACCCTGACGGTCAATGAGAAGATCACGGTGGCCCGTTTTTACGGACGCCTAGTGATCAGCTTCATGGCGTTTGGAATTTTCCTATACATCGTCCACATGATGTTGGTCGCCGAATCGGAGATGGCCCAGTCTAGCCGGGACCTCCTCAACATACTCATCGGTAGCTTCATTTCGGTGATCTCAGGAATCGCCACTTTCTACTTTAACGGGGACTCAGACATCATGTCGGAGGACAAGGCCCCGAAAACTGACCCAGAACCCGAACCCAAACCCCAGGAATCGATATGATAATGGAAGCCATTAAAGTCATCCAACTAATCAAAGGGATTAAAGACCTTTGTGACTCTGACGAACAGTCCCTCGGGGCCGACCACGTCGAGAATATGGTCAAGGGCCTCGGATCCGAGATTGAGGAATCCGTCAACTCTATGATCAATGACGACCCCTCTAATCCATTCACCGATCTTAAATCTTTCTTGAAAGGATGAATGTTCCTATCCGACCATGTGACACTCAGGGAGGCGGAGAAGAGCCAGACGGCGTTGAGGATGGGGATCGAGAACAAGGCCTCAGACGTGCCGGAGGCGATCCCAAACCTGGTCGCTTTATGCCAGACGGTTATAGAACCCATAAGGACAAAATTCGGCCCGGTCTCTATTTCGAGCGGTTTCCGACATCCTGATCTATCAGAGGCCCTGAAGAGTTCATCTAAGAGCCAGCATTGTTTCGGCGAGGCGTTTGATTTCGAGTGTTTCAAGAGCCCGGGGAACCGGGCGGTCGCCGAGTGGATCGTGTCTACTACGCTTTCCTGGGATCAATTAATTTTGGAATTTGAAGACCCCGAGGGAAAGGATTTGTTCGCCGGATGGATCCATATTTCCAATAAACGATGCAAAAGAGATAACCGGAAACAGATCCTCCGGGCCGTGAAACAAGACGGGAAGACCGTCTATCTCCCCGGGCTGAGTTAACATGGCCCTGATCCCCCTGGCGATACCCCCTGGGTTTTTCCGGAATGGCACGGCGTACCAGGCAAAGAACCGTTGGCGTACCGGGAACCTGGTCCGTTTCTCTGAAGGCCGTCTTAGACCTATTGGGGGGTGGACCCGGCTATCCAATACCAGAGTTCTCAAGCCAGACGGGGCGACCCCAGACCCAGTCAGAGGTCTCCATTCCTGGCGTAGTGAGGAAGGGATCCAGTACTTGGCCGTGGGCTCAGTCAACTCTCTAAGGATTTGGGAAGGTGTCGAGGATAACGACAACGACACACTCCCGAATATCTATAACGTCACCCCATCAGGTTTCCTGGTGACGGATAACACTTGCGACACCACAAGCGGGTCCATATCGATCACCATGGACTCGACAAGCAGTATCAGGCCAGGGATGGCGGTATCGGGGGCCGGTGTGCCTACCGGGTCCACCGTGAAGGAGATCACCAACTCGACGACTTTCACCATATCAAACTCGGCGACGGCCACGGCCTCGAATGTGACTCTGACTTTCGGCAAGCCTGATTTCCAGATATCCGGTTTAGGGTTTGGGGCGTTAAATTTTGGAGACGACTATTTTGGGACCCCTCGATTTCCTAACCCAGATGACATCTTCGCCCCGGTCTGGTCCCTGGATAATAAGGGGGACGACCTAGTCGGGGTCCACACCGGAGACGGGAAGCTGTACCGGTGGGACCAGGCCAACGGGTTAAACACGGTCGCCGTCCAGATAACAGACTCGTCGTCACAACTGACAAACCTCCGGGGGGTGATAGTCACACCGGAGAGGCACGTCATGGTCTTAGCCCCGGCGGGTAACGTCCGGAAAATAAGGTTCGCCACCCAGGACGGCGGGTTCAGCCCCTCAGACTGGACGCCCACAACAACGAACACGGCAAGGGCGATTGAACTCCAGACGACCGGCGAGATCGTAGGGGCGAGAAAGACCAGATACGGGGTCTTGATATTCACGACGACGGACGTCTTCCGGCTGGATTATATTGGCCCTCCCTACGTCTACTCGGCCGTGCGGATCGCCGAGGGCATCGGCCCGGCGGGTCCCAACTCGATAGCCGGATCCGGTGACTTCCTGGGGTGGATCTCCAGGGGCCGGATGTGGTCGTACACGGGCGGGTACATCAAAGAATTACAGTGTGACGTCGCCGACTATGTCTTCAGTGATATCAACCTCGACATCGAGGGCCTGATCTACGGCGGGGATAACCCCGATTTCGGCGAGTTATGGTGGTTTTATCCTAAGTCAGGGGACGAAACACCGACAAGATATCTTGCCTACTCGTACCGTGAAAATCATTGGATTACGGGCGATCTGAAGAGATCCGCCTGGCAAGCCTCCGGGACCCTGGATAGCCCGGTCGCCTCCGGGACAGACGGCTATCTTTACAAGCATGAGCTAGGCCTCGACCCGGATATCGGCTTGACCAGGTCTGTAGGGATTACGGCCCCGTCTACAGACGACCAAGTGTCAGCCTCAAATAGGCCTTTAGTCCGGTCAGTGAAGACCTCGGATTTTTCCGGGATCGCCGACGAACTCCACCCGGTTTTCGCAGAGACAGGGGCTATCGAGATCCAGTCCGGCCAGAACCGGATGAAGGTCCGCCAGATCATCACCGACACTGACGCCGACGAAAACGCCGTCCGCCTAAAATTTAAAACAGGCGACAACCCCGACACGGAGGGGAAGATGCGGGGCCCGTTCCCCTTAGAGTCAGACGGGTATGTTGATACCCGTATCAATGGCCGTCAAATCCAGCTTAGAGTAGAGGGGCCGTTTGACACCGACTGGCGAGTAGGTGACACCCGAGTAGAGGCGTCGCCAGGAGGGACGAGATGAGCAGTTTACCGAACCCCCCTAGTTTTTATGACCAGGAGTATTTCTTCACGATGGCGTCCACGGTCAATGAGGCGGAGAGGGTCAACCTCCGATCAGACCGGGACAACATTATCGAGCCAGGGACGCTTATATTGAAATCTTCCGGGACGACGCCTAAATATTTCAGGCTCGACGTCTCTGACGCCGGGACTCTATCAGCAACCGAAGTGACGACCATAAACGGGATCCCCGTGACATCGGGCAACCCAGACGCCTAAAGGAACCATGTTTGGATTATTTGAAAGAAAAATAAGTACCCCGACAACTCAGAACCAGACCACGGCGATTGACCCGGAAATGAAAGAGTTCCGAGGTGATTTATTTGATTTTGGTCGGGATGATATCCTAAACCAGGATTTCCAGAGTTACGACGACCCCCGATTCGCCGGGTTCAACATGGACCAGAACCAGGCCATGGCGAACGTAAGAAGGGGCCAGGGATTCGGGTCCGGGTCATACCAGGGGGCCATAGACGCCTCCCAGAGGGTCGCCAACATGGCATCGCCTCAACTCCAATACCAGTCGTTCCTGAACATGGGGGACCCCTCCCAGTACATGAATCCGTACATCCAGAACGTGGTTAACCCAGCCGTCCAGGGGGCCCGAGATGATTTGACCAGACAACTGAACCAGATCACCGCCAACGCCACTAAGCTATCACCAGCGGGGCGAAACGAAGGGGAGTTCCTGGAAAGAGGCGTGGCACGGGCTGAAGGGGCAAAGAATATAGGGGCTCTTGAGGCGAACCTTCTGAGCCAGGGATTTGACCGGGCCCAGGGAATGATGGAACGAGACATCGCCCGAGGGGACCAGTACGGGTTCAAGCAAGCCGGTCTTGACCTCTCGACGACGGACAGGAACCTGGCAGGGGCCGGAAACGTCGCCAACATCATGGACCGATACCGAAACGCCCGGAGAGGCGACACCCGGGACCTGATGGGGATCGGGAACCAACAACAAGCCCAAAGCCAGCAAGACCTAGACTTTGCCTTCCAGGAGTTCATGAGGGAACAGAATGACCCGATGATGAGGTTGGGGGCCGTCCAGGGCCTACTCCAATCCCCCTACGGCAAGACCTCCTCCGGGACTGTTAATGAAACTTTATATAAAGACGACCTCGCCGATCTCCTCGGAATAGGGGCAACAGCAATCAGTGGGTCCAAACTTATAGGATAATATGGCGGAAGAAATGACACCCAGGCAAAGGGCTTTTTATCAAGGCCTCTTTGGTCTAGGGGCAGGGATCCTAGCAAACAACGCCCCGTCCAGAGTGCCTGGTGGCGGGATGAGGGCCCTCGGGAAAGGACTCCAGTTAGGCCTCCAATCTTATAACGATGCCCTGACCATGGAGGACAAGATGAACGCCCTCCGGGAGGAACGGGCGTTGAAAGGGGAACTGGAGGAACGGATCCCGGACCTGATCACCCAGGCCCGACTTATGGGGGTCGATGAAGGGATCCTCCGGAGTGCCGAGTTGATGGCCTCCGTCAAACCTTCCAGTGTCGTCGCCACCCTGAACAATGCGATGGTCAAGGCCCAGAAAAGTCCAGAAAGCGAGGACCAGGTTCAGTACCTAGACCCGACGATGGAGGAGTTGGCCGTGACCCCCGGCCTCCACAAGATTGAAGTAAAAAAAGACGGAACCCGTCGGTTTTTAGACCGTAACTTCCAACCCCTTCAATCTTTTGTGCCACCTGAAACAGAACCACTCCCGGCATCGAGCCCGTTCTCCACTGAGTTTGCGGGTTTCCAGGATACGGCGACCCCGGTAACAGACCCCCGTAACCCTGAAAATATCCTGGGTTACAACATTGTCACCGAGCCCGGGAAAGTAGAGTTCCGGTCAGTCGAACAACTTAGGGACAAGACTCCCCAGCAAGAGCCTCAAGTGACGGGCCCATTTCCTGAACTAGGCCAGACCATTGAGATACCGGATTCGACCGAAATTTTAGTCCACATGGGTGGAGGGAACTATCAACGGTCCCCGAAAGAAAAAGTAAAAGAGACGAAAGAAAAAGCGGGATTCAAGTATATCGGGAAAGGCCAAGAGGGATTTCCCACGAATGCCCCAGCCGATGCCGACGAGGTAGAGTTAAGCCCGACCGGCCAAAGAACGTTTTTCAAAGGCGGTTTCCCATTGCAAGCCCCGGAGACAAAGCCGGTAGTCCAAAAATTTGAATACCTGGACAAGGCGTCATCCAAGAGTAGGTTCTCCGCCCTTCATGCCCAGATGGGTGAAAATGATGTTATCGAGGTCAACCCAGAGACCGGGAAGGCCGAGATCATCTTTGCCCCTGGGGCCGACTCTGAGGACCTGGATTACCGTGAGATTGTAAGTGCAGACGGGAAAATGCGTCAGCAAGGTTATTACAGCAAGTCTACCGGCAAGCTGGTAACCGATCTCGGTATGACGCCCGTCAAGGTGGATAAAGGGTTGGAGACCAAGGACAAGCTGAAGTTCTTGATCGACCGCCACAAAAAGCCTTCAGACCGACTCCAGGCGATGGTCTCAAACTACGAGTCGATTTCCAAGGCGGTCGGGGCTGGCAAGCCTTTTGATGACCTGGCCTTGATCTTCTACATCGCCAAGATGCTGGACCCGACATCAGTGGTAAGGGAAGGCGAACAGATGATCATCCGGAACACCGGGGCCCTACCTGATAAATTTATTTCTTACTTCACCAGGTTGAAGGACGGTAAAGCCTTCACCAAGGACCAACGTCGTAACATCTTGGAGTTTGCTAGACGCAAGATGGATGCAGAGTTGACGACCTATAATGAGGTTGTTGACGGCATCAAGCGTGACGCAAAGCCTGAGAGGTTTGACCTCAATTACGACAATGAGGTCGTCCCGGCCCTGGGCATCATCCATGACAAAATGGACACCAGTAAGACCTTTAACCGGGTTATGGATACCATTGACAAACTCGAGGATCCACTTGGTGGGGATGAAGAGTTAAACGTAACCGACACCGATGGGAAAATTAAAGGGCTGGTTTTCAGGTTAGTCGAAGAGGCGATTGATGCCCGGTCCTCGGATAAACCCAAGAAAAAAACGGTTCTATCTAATGAAGAAGGTGATTCAATTTTAGAATAAAAACGATAATGGACAACGCCACTGTCATCCAAATGTACGCCGAGGCCCTGGACAAACTGACCAAGGCCGAGAACGATAGGAACGAGACCTTCTCCAACAAGGATCAGATAATCCTCAGACACCTAAAAAAGAAGGGGTTTGAGGGGAACATGAAGAAGATGAAGGCGGTCCTTTCAGGCCAGAAGAAAAAGGTGAAGTCCGCCGTCAAGCAGATTGAAAAGTACGGTAATGAGGAATTTGCAGAGGACCTAAAAAAACTCCCACGGTACGCCCTCTCGACAATGAACGAGATATTTTCCGGGCTGACCTATGAACAGTGGCCGAAAGTCAACGCCCTGTTCCAATCCATGATGACACCGGGGCTGACTTACGAGGACGCCCTTCAGGCGTTCAACCAAAAAATGCAAGTGGCGAGGGAACAGGCCCCAATCGCCTCGATCCTTTCCAATATGGCGGGGGGTGTGATCACCGGGAGTGCCGAGCTTAAACTTCTCCAGAAGTCCGGGCTCTTGCCGGGCATCATGACCCTCAAATCAGGCCAGCCCATCCGTAACATCGGCCGGTCCTCGGTTGCGTCCGGTGTCACAACCTACCCCGGGGCCGTCGTTGTCGCCGATGAGCTTGAACAACAAGGCACTCAAAAGGCCGACGACAAAACCTTACTAGATAAAGACGCCCTGATCATGACCGGGGCCAGTATGGTTGGGTCCCCTGTCTTGGATGTGGGGGCCGGAACCGGAAGAAAGGCTATTGATTATGGGAAAAGAAAATTCAACGAATTAACGGGACGGGCTACTCCACCAGGAGGCGATGGACCTCCACCGCCGACCGGGTCCATAAGCAATATGTCAGGGCCGGAAAAGTCCGCACTCTCGGACCTGGACCAGTCACTCCAGTCTGATGTGCCGGAGGGGACTGATGCGATCCGCCAGGCGATCCTCGAACGGGACAGGCGGAACCTCCCCATGACTTTTGCAGATCAACTATTGACAGGCCCGGCGACCAGGAGGCTGGCGTCACGATCTGCTAGGACAGGCCCGGAGATGCAAGCGAAGATGAAACGATTCTTTACAGACCGAATCACTGGGCCGACAAACAACCCGCTTTACCCTGGGCGAACCTCAGAGTTCCAAGGCCCTAGCCAGGCCCAGCGTGTCACTGACGCCGTGACAGACCTCCTCGGCGAAAAGACCGGAGTCCTGACACTCAAAGACACCCGGAAGAAAAAAAGATCGATGACGGCCGGTCCTCTGTACGATAAGGCTTATTATAAATACAAGACGGTCGATAATTTCGGGAATGAAATGACCTCGCCGAACATGGTCGAGGTGACGCCCTTGATGAGGGAATTATTCCAGAGGCCGTCCTTTCAACAAGCATTTAAAAAGGCTCAGAAGAACGCCCTCGATGACGGGTTCTTTCTCCCGGAAAACTTATTCGAGTTGGGCACGATATCGGTCCAGCAAGCCGACTATCTCCAGAGGGCCTTGAAGGGGTCTAAGGATATCGGGACCAGGACCATGACCATCGATGACGAGGAGACCCTCCGCCTGGTCAGGAACCGGAATGATTTCCTCGAACAAGTGGACAACCAGTTGGCGGACGCCAGCCCAGACGGCCAGTCAGCCTTTTCTCTAGCCCGTCAGTTCTGGGCCGGTGACAAGGCTTACGATGACGCCTTCGATGCCGGGGTCAAGGCGATGACTGGGTCAGAGACGGCCGACGATATCCTCTTCCGCATGAACAAGATGGGCGACTCCGAGAAGGAGGCCTTCAAGCTCGGCATGGTCAACGGGATCATGAAGAAAGTCGAGGCCGTAGTCCCGACCCAGGAAGGGATCGAGGCCGTCCGTACCGGGCCTCTACAGTCGGCGAAGGTCAAAAGGATCCTTGAGTCTCTTTTTCCCGACGGGGACCGGGTCAATGACTTTATGTTCAGGATGAAAACTGAGCAGGATATGACGGCGACCTTCAATAGGATTTTTTCCGGGTCTCAGACCGCCGAGCGTGTATTCGACGACACCCGGAAGTCCAACCTCCCGAACCTGGCAATGGACGCCCTCTCAGGGGTGGACTCCACGGTCAGGAACCGGCTGATCAACATGGGGGCCGACTCCCTGGTCGCCAACCGCCTCGGGAAGGAAAGCGACACCCTGGGGAGACGCCTCTCCACAACCGACACCGATGAGATGATGAAGACCTTGTCCGAGGTGGACGAGATCAGGAAAGTGAACCAGATGCTGATGAGGCAGGGCCTCTTGACCCAGGGCGGGATCCCTGGAGGCCTGACCGGCATCTACCCCATGAGCCTATTGGACTGATGAAAGTAAACTCTCCCAGACGGATCCGGAAAGGTGAACCCGGATACGGAAAGAAAAAGTTTGTGGTCTACGCCTCGGAAGGCGGAAAGAAAAAGACGATCCGATTCGGGGACGCCACGATGAAGATCCGAAAATCGAACCCCGGGGCCAGGAAAAGTTTCCGGGCCCGTCACGGGTGTGACAAGGGGAAACTCTCAAAACTCTCGGCCAGATACTGGTCCTGCAAAAAGTGGTGATATGGCGAACGTACCTACCAACAAAAAACTTTACGCCCAGGTGAAGGCCGAAGCCAAACGGAAGTACAAGGTCTGGCCCTCCGCATACGCCTCCGGCTGGCTGACCAAGACCTACAAGGCGAGAGGCGGGAAGTATAAAACTGCAAAGAGGAAGTGATGGGGGCGAAGACACTGCACTATTTCAAAGACGGTAAAAAGTACCGTGGTGGCGTCCACAAGATGCCCAACGGCCAGATCCACACCGGGACCCGTCACACGTCGGGTTCTAAACAAGTCGTCCACTTCAGGGACCTCAGTGAGAGGGCCAAGAAGGTGGCGAGAAAATCTAAATAAGAAAGGAGACCTATGCCTGGTTACATGAAACCTAAAAAGAAGACCAAGAAAAAGAAGTGAAAAAGTCGGGGGGCCTGACCAAGTGGTTTGGAGAGAAATGGGTTGATATCTCCAAGAAGAAAAAAGGAGGGGGCCACCCGCCTTGCGGTCGCAAGAAAGCTAAAAAATCAAGCAAAGGGTATCCGAAGTGTGTGCCGTCTGCCACGGCCTCCAGGATGACCGACTCTCAGAAACGATCTGCCGTTAAAAGGAAACGAGCGAAACCCCAGGGCGTAGGCGGTAAGCCGACCCGGGTCAAAACATTTGCCAGGAAAAAGAAATGAGTTATCCCCAGTCTAAAAGGAAATATTACGCTGACGCATATGATAGAAATCTTTTTGATTTCACTGACTATGCGGTAAAGAACTTACCTGGTTTGCTATCAGGTACACTCATGGCTTTTATTGGGGATCCTTTAAATCCAGGTACACTCTCGGCTGGCTCAGAAATTAACCCGACTGGTGCGAGTGGAAGTGGAGTCGGAGGAGTAAGACCTTCAAAAAAAGGTCTATTGAAAAAAATATCAAGACCCGTCTCAAAGTCCGTCGCCAAAGCATTTGAGGGGGTTGATGATTACGATGAGGCGATGAAAATTGCTCAACGTGGTGATCACTTAAAGCGTGATAAATCCGGGAAATATATCGGGGCCCCTTTCGATGAAACTGGAAACTATAGATCCGTAACATCCCCCCAAGGCCTTTCCTCTATGAGGAAAGAAGTGGACAAGCAAGTTGAAGAGGGAATGTTTAATTATGACTGGTACGACCGGGCCCGTGATGTTGCTGAAACAATAGCCCCCGGTGATCCTACCATGCAGAAACTATTTGCACGGGGTTCAGCCAGCTATAGTCCTCAGGCGACTCCACCCATGGAGATGGAAAACTTCATCCGTCAGCATAACGCTCGAGTGATATCTGGTGAGAAGATCAGACCGAGGACCCAGTCTCAGGCTGACAAGATGGATGAGATTTACGATACCGACCCCATGACCGGCCAGGTTTATTTCAGGCCTGATGACCTAAAGCTCGGAGAGAAAACCGGCCCTTATGCTGATGCGAAGGATCCGACCATATCAGATGATCTTCTCTACAAGACCGCCAACGATATCTGGCACGGCCGTGTTTTTGGTTATTCCGGCCAAGGCGGGTCTCAATTCGACCGAGGTTTTACACCCCAGGAACATGGTTTCCTTACCGGAGAGAACCTTTTAGCGTCTGATAGGGCCACAAAAGCATTAAACACCCCTCTTCCTATGACCCCACGAAGGATGCAAGCGTCAACCTGGGGGGCGGTCAGACTTCGCCAGTTGGTTGACGAGGCTAGGGAAAGGGTAAATAGGGCGACACAAAAACAGAAGGAATGGGACAACGACCCAAGGCCAGCGACCTCGAAGAAGGATGGCGGAAAAGGCTCAAGACCTTCTATTCCCAAAATGCCTGATGTGGATGAACTGGTGGCAAAAGCGTCAGCCGGTTTCGATCAGGCCATGCCTAGACTTAAAGCCAACGAAACCTATGAATACATCACCGGGGAAAGTGTCGGACACCTAGCCGGGCTGAACAAACTTCCGGAAAGTGTCAGGAAGGAATATTCGGACAGGATGCAAGGGGCGATTGGAAACCGTGATCCCTTCTACGAGGGTTTTCAGATGTACCAGGACGACGTGATCCCGATCCAAGGAGAGTATATGAACTCGGCTGGCGTCCTCGAAAAGAATCCAGGATTTACAGCGAGACCATTGACTGGCCTGGTTCCTTCCAAGCTCGGCGGAGTTAACAAAAAAGGTGAACCTCTTCTCGGCGGTCCCCAAATGGATCCGACCTCAAAGGAGGCCTTAGACTTTACCGCCACGGTTCGTTCTATCCTGAACGCCCAGGAGGCCGGAGGTTACCACAAATTCACCCCGGCGACTTCTTCCATGAAGGGATCTGAAAAGACCGGTGGAAGGATTGAGGCTGACGAGGCGACCCTTTCCAGGATCAATCAGAACTTAACCAATGAAGGACTCGACGTCGTCAACGTCGGAGATGCGATTCAGTTTGGAAAATTTGATGGAGACCTGGACGGAACTGAAGTCCAGAAGATCGTCAAAAAAGTCCTGAAAGGGGAAGAAGGTAATTTTAACTACGTCCCAGGAAGATTTGAAAGTGGATACAGACCCACAATGTTTTCCGAAGAAGGGGCCGGGACGGCGACGAAAAACCTGGTCAGCGAACTGGAAAAGCCAGGCCTATTAAACATAGGCCAGAGGCTTGACCAGGGTAAGCTCAGAAGTGCATTACTCGAACAAAACAAAATTGATCGAGAGTTTGCTAAAAAGTACGACCTCCCAATCCGGGAAGATATTATGAAACTTCGTCAGTTGATTGCTGACCGTGGGTTTCAGAATCTTCCGGAGGAAGTGAGGAAGATTGCGTATCAGGGACTTCCCGTACTGTTACCTGGAGGCCTTGCTCTATCAGCTTACGAGTCGCAGGACTGATGGCAATATCGTGGTTGGTCCCCTTCCGATAAAACCAACCATAGTCATCGTCAGAGAGGTAATTATACATCGTACCTCCGCCTATTTTTTGTATTTTTTTCATCCTCGTCAGTGCATAGTTGAGCGGTTATTTAAGGGATTTTCGGGGGATTGGCGTTTCCCCCGGAAACGACTGAACCCTTGCAAACGCTAGGGTTCTGGTGGGTCGGCTGGGACTCGAACCCAGGACCACCTGATTAAAAGTCAGATGCTCTACCAGATTTTCTTCAAGAAAATCAGATGTTTTGTAGAGTGTGCCTGGCATCGTTCCTCGTCCGTGCATATTTGAGTCACAAAACATCAACCGCCCTATGAAGATCCAGGTGGATTGAATCGACATACTGCCGAGTCGTCTGAATCTGTTGATGTCGAAGAATTTTCTGTACCTCCACGATACCCACACCCGCCCGAATCAGCCTGGTTGCCAGACTAGCACGATATCCGTGTATCGGCTTGACTCCCTCAATCCCTATTCGCCCGAGGATTCGTTTCCACGCCTGGGTGAGTTGGTCTCTCTTGGGATACGCCGGGGAACCAGTACCAGCGTCAAGATAATACACGTCCCGGTCAGGACGTTCGTTGATATCAGTTATCAGAAACCTTTGAAGGACCACTGACATAGGGACTCGATCCACCCGTCGGGATTTCGGGGCCCAATCCGACCCGTCCGGGACAATCGTTATTAGTCGGTCTTCCAAATGAATATCCTGAAGTTTTAAGTGACATAGTTCTCCGGCCCTCATACCCGTCCATGACAGCATCATGTGACCCCGGATGTGGTTGAGATAGAACCTCCGCCGGAACGGTGGCCCTGTCTTTAGCCGGTTTTCCAGGTGGCGTCCGATCCGGTCTAGGTCGTCCTGAGAGAAGGCGGTGATCTCTCGATCAGCGACCCTCAGAGGCTCGACTAGGGGGGCCCTCTCGATCAACCCGACCCGTTCCCCGTGACGGAAACAGGCTTTGAGTTGTCTTAAATGGGCCTGGATCGAATGATCCGCCAGTCCCCGGAATCTCAGAGCGTCCACAAAAACTTTCTGTTTACGCCCATCATATGCATCCCCAGGATGATCCCCCACGGCGTCCAGATAATACCGGGCCGTGGATTCGTAGGATTCAGCCGTCCTGGGCGACCGAGTGGACCTGGCTAAGTCTAGCCAGTCCCGGAACAGATCCTCGATCCGGGCCTTCGACCGGGCCTGAATTTCCTGGATCTTTTCTTCCTTCAACCGTTCAAGAAAAAACGATCTCTCCTGTTCCGTCCGTTTCCGTTTCCCCTTCGAGGTCGTCTTCCAGTCGGCCTCCTCGGTCCGGCAAAGGCGGATCAGCCTCGCCGGTTTGGTTGTGTAATCTCGGAAAACCCAGTGGCCGTCCCTGACCGACAATGGTTTCCTCGAGTTCATCGATTTTTTCCCGCATTAGATGCAGAATCTTTAGGGCCTCTTCGCACTTCGTCGTCATTTCTTCCTATTTCCTTTATTAGCCTTTCAAGGTTCTTTGTGTAATAGCGGAGTTGATTCAACTCCTCTTGTATCTCATTGATCTGACCCTGGGTGAAGTCACCCATCATCCGTTGACCGGATATCAGCCAGTTGAGATCGAATCCAAGTTCTGCCAGACGGCGGAGTGTCTTCGGCCCTAGCGGGACGGATCCATTCCATATCTGGCTGGCGAAGGTCCTGGAGATATCCAGTTCCTCCCGCAAGTTTTTCTGGGTCCAACCCCGAACACGGCACTCCTCTTGGAGGCGGGCCGAGACCTCGGGGTCTTCTTTCTTTCGTTCCATAAATATTTTGTAGTTTTTTATAACCCTGTTTTACCGGACAGGGCGGTGGGTGTTTAAAAATCCAGGAACCTCTCAGTTCCATGAATTGACTCGCTGTATTTTCAAAAATTCTTTCTCCAGGTGGCGGATTTTTCATTAACCACGCTACCCTGGGATGGTTGTACTCAAAACCGTTGTTCATACGCCCCCATATTGGTTGCCCATACCAGGCAAGTTGAGAGTGACGGGACCACTCCGCCCCCGTTGTTTGATTCTTCATATGACGCCTTTCTTAAAAAAGTTTGACAATAAGCAAACAAATCATCATATTGTCAATTATTATTGACAACAACTTATATTATTGAGTTTGAAAAACTTGACAAGTGGAAAAAGTCAAATGCTTGAAATGATTAAAAAATATCGGATCTCTCAGGTCGAGGTCGCCAGGAAGGCTGGCCTCGATCCAACCGTCGTTTCTAGGGTCCTGAGTCCCAAATTAAACGACAAAATCAATCAGGCGGTGAACGAAATCATCGCAGAAAGGAAGGCGAATGCCTGAAGAAAAAAAGTCCAGTATTGGGGCCATATGGAAAGGCCAAACCCAGGCTGGCGATATCAAACTCACCATTAAGTTGGATGAGCCAATGGAGGACGGCGTGTATTACACGGCCCTTGTAAATAACTACAAGGAAGATGAAAAACACCCCGACTTCAAAATCATGAGGCCCCGGGAGATGGATTCCGGATCCTCGAAACCCAAAACCGATGACGTCGTTAAGGACGGCATCCCGTTCTAAGAAAGGAACGATATGACTGTACCAAGTGAACGGCGATTTTTAAGGATCGCCACAAAGGACCTCCGGAACCGCCTGAAGAAGGCTGGGTTTACGGGAGTCTATCAACTCTCCCAGGTCGACAACATCAGCTATACGACCGCCAAAAACATTTTCTGCAAAACGACTTGCCTGGTCAGGCCTAAGACTCTGAGGGCTTTAAAAACTGCCCTGGATAATGGCTATGTGAAGTCTATCCCGTCGGTACTGAGTTTCGACTCCGCCCTCGAGATGGTGGAAAACCCCAGCCAGTTCAACTGACATGACCGGCGAACAACTGGAAAAAGCCCGGGAGATGATGGGGTTAACTCGCAATGAGTTAGCGTCCAATCTCGGCATGACGTACTCGGCCATTCTCAATTGGGAGACCAATGGTCATGCGACCGAGAACCTGAAACCGTGGGTCCCGCTGGCCCTCGCCGGGATGAATCCCGGGAACTTCAAAATCATTGACGGAGAAATCTTTATCAAACTCGGAGTCAAGAATGACAGAAAAAATCAATCGGATAGCGGATCAGTCCAGGAAGGACAGGAATCGCCAAGCTCGGGCTAATTTTCTAGGGAACTGGAAAAGTCGTTTCGGCTGGATGCTGAAGCAAGCCTAAGAGACCGGGGGCGGGACTCCAGAAGGAGTGTACCCCGTCCCCCAACCTCAATCGGAAAATAAAAAATAACATGATCACAAGGGAAGCACAAATAGCAAAGATGGTAAGGCGGGATATGCCGTCGGTCGAATATCATGCGGATCCGGCGACCTCTGCTGGGGATTGTGAGACGGTCCACAAGCGGGGCGTCTATGCTCTGCATTACGACAAGGCTCACCCAAAGGAACCGACACCGGAAATGGAGTTGGGGACCTTGACCCACACCTTGGTCCTCGAGCCGGATCAATTTGGGAAACAGTATGTTTTGATTCCAAAACTGGATCAAAGAAATCCTGAAAACAAGGCCATTGTCGAGGGCCTCAAAAAGAAGGCCTTTGAGAAAAACCTGAACATGGTCAACCAGAAACAATTTGATCATGCCCAGGCAATGGCGAAATCAGTTTTAGCCCACCCCCTCGTCCAGCTAATGATGAAGTCCGGATCCCCAGAGGTTTCCTATTTCTGGGAAAAGGACGGCCATAAACTGAAGGCCCGGCCCGACTGGGTCAACGGCAAGTATTGGATGGACTTGAAGACCGCCAAGGACGCCACCCGCCAAGGGTTTATCCGTGCGTGTGCCGATAGCGGGTATCACCGCCGGGCGTCGTTTTATATAGATTGTGCTAAGTACCACGGCGACGACGTCGACTACGTCTACGTCCTGGTCAATAAGACGCCTCCCTACCAGGTCGGGATTTATAAGATCCCGGCTCATCAACTGGACATCGGACGGACGCAATACACGAACGCCCTGGCCGATCTCCGGGATTATGACCCGTCTGACTCCGTCTACGGGTTTTCCAACATCATCGAGTCCGTCGAGTTACCGGACTACGCTTTAAATTAACCTCAATCGGAAATGAATTATGCCTAGTAGTTTTGAATTTTTGAGATCCATCGACGTCAGCCACCTCACCGCCAAAAAGGGGAGGCTTGATTATTTGCCCTGGACCCACGCCTGGAACGAACTTCTGAAGCACTATCCAAAGGCGACCTACACCCAACGGAATTGGCCCCTGATTATTTTTGGGAAGGAAGGCCCGATTTGGATGGAAAACACCCAGGTTCCGTACCTGGTGAGCCCGGAGGGGTACATGGTCGAGATCGGTGTGGACCTAAAGGATGAAGAGACCCCGACCAGGTTTGCAGACTTATTCGTCATGGACTCCCGGAATAAGGCCCTCCTCCCGAAACCCTACGGGAACGGGGCCGATATGTTCGATATCAACAAGACCATCCAGAGATGCCTGGTCAAGGCCATCGCCATGTGTGGCCTGGGCCTCGATATCTACACCAAGGAAGACAACCCGCTGGACCCCAGTGATGTGGATCCGCCGGAACTGGACGCCAAGGAAAAACGCTCAGAATCGACGGAGGCGAAAGAAACGTCGGAGGGGCCCTGGGCTAACCGTCAGGAGTGTTTGAACCAGGTGAAAAAGCTCAAGACCTCAGAGGAGGTGAATAAGTGGTTGGCCCAGTACTGGGTGGACGCCATGGGCTTTTTTAACAAGAAGGATATCTCGATCCTGGAAAAAGACATCAAGTCCTTCAGAGACGGTCTGAAGGCGACTGAGGAACTGACTTCAGAAACTGCATGAACTGTTACCTAGAGGTCGGCATGAGTTTTCTAAATTTATTGGTTTACATCCATTTGGTCGTCGTTATTTTCGGCGTCCTTTACATGGTCTGGCGGGTTAAACGATTCCTGGACCAGGAGGAAATCAACGAGATTCGGATCAAGCGTGACTGGCCTCAAGCAGAATAAAAACGACCGGCTGACGGCTCAAACCCAGCCAGGACTGGTGACCGTGTTCCTTACCGCACTGTCACCCCGGAGTGTTTTTCCAATAAGCTTTCCTTCGGCCTGGAGATGGTAACCGAAAAGAAAGTCGAAAAAATTCCGACGGCCGAAGGTGGCCGTCAGTCAGGTATAACTTAACGGAGTAACGTGTACTACAGACTCGACATGGACGTCGATATCTGGTTCCTCGACCAAGACCTGGATGTCTTAGGCATGAGGCTCATGACCCTTCTGAAGGCATACGAGAAGGCTCAAGACGCCGAAGGGGAACCAGTCTTCGCCAAGGCGGAGATCCTCGCCCATCAACTTCACTGGTCAGACGTCAAAAAGATTTCCCGGGTATCCCGGACCCTTGAAGAAAAAGGATTCCTGAAGAAGGTCAAAGAGGGCCGACGTGTCGGCTATATCCTTCTCCAAAAATCCCCGAGATTGACCGGCCAATTCAACCAAAAAATAGGTGGCGACGACCGACACCTCAAAGGTGGCGGTGACCGACACCCTTTGTCTTATATATATAAAAATAAATCCTTAAAGGAAGATATGCCCTCGAAAAAATTGAATCCACTGGAACTACTCGAGGCCGTCCAGATCCCGATAGACCTCCAAAACCTGGAAGGGTTTCCGGAGGCACTCGATGACTGGCTCGAGTACAAGCAAGTTGAAGGTCCGACCTCCAAAGCTTACAAGGGGAAGACCGGACTCAAATCATTCCTGACCTCCGCCCTGACCGAGTACCGGAAAGGGACGGACGTTGTCCAAGCCATCCATCACGCCATCGGGTCCGGATGGCAAGGCGTCCACTACCGAGATTTCCAGACCAAGAAAAGGGGATCCGCCTGGAACCGGTCGAAAGATGAGACCGGTTTTCTCGACACCGTCTTAGACCGCCGTCAAAACCTCAAGGTCCTGGAGGGCGGAAGATGATTGATAAAGGAATGCCTCTCACTGGTACAAACTCAGAAGACCTGGGGAACGACCCCGTGGAAAAATTCCTGGACCGGATCACCGAAGGGGCTGATCGCCACGCCACGGCCTCCCTCGACTCTTTCGGATTCGGGGCCCCGCCTGAACCATTAGCCAATCGGACCCGGCGTGACGTTATCACTTCTCACATCCTTGAATACCAGAATAAGGATCAGGAGGTGATCATCACCCAGGAAGAGATTGACCAGGCCAAGATTGAATTCAGCAAACGGACAGGATGGAGGTCAGAACATGATCATCACGCCTCTTGAAAAACTAGAACTTCAAAACCTTAAACCGGAAAGGATCCAGGATGGAAAGAATTACCGACGCAATAATCGATGGATTGAGACTTTGCGAAACGAGCTATCAGAACCATGTGAAGGAGATGGGGAAGGTGACCGAGCGGGACGTCCAGGCGTGGACCATCGCTCTGAACGGCCTGACACCGGACCAGATCAGAAACTCATTCCTCGAACACATCCAGGCCAAGAATTACTGGCCCAAGCCAGCCGACATCCGGGGAGGCGTCCGATTCACTCGGGACCGTTGGGACCCAGTGAAGGCTTTGCCGAGCCCGCCTCCTCGGTCTCAGATCAGCGACAAGCAGAAGGCCCGGATTCAGGCCTTACGGGAGGAGATCCTCTCCGACCCGAAGATCGCCGAGCTAGAACGGAAACGCCGACGGAAGGAAAACCGAGGACGTCTCAGGACCAAGGCCGACCGGAACGAGAACTTCAACCCGGCCGAGTTTCTCAAGCACTGTATCCAAGCGGTCAGAGAGAACCCGGATCCACGGGCCGAGGAACGCATGGTCCAATCGATATCCTGACATGATCAGAGTCTTCTTACCGTGGCCTCCGTCAGCGAATGCTTACTGGAGAGTCGGAAACAACCGGGTCTATGTATCGAGGAAGGCGAAGGAATACAAAGCCCAGGTCCAGGGTATTTTTCTGGCGGAGAAATTGCGACGACGCCAGGGGCCGGTTTCCCTGGGCCTGGTCATCACCTACCCGAAGGATAAGCGGACGGCGACCCGTGACCTCGACAACTGCATCAAGGTCGCCACGGACGCCATGGAAGGGCTGGCCTTCGAGAACGATAATTTGATTCGGATCATCATGGCCCGGAAAGACGGCATCTCTGGAAAGGGCGGGGTTATGGCCTATATCCGGGGATGCTCAGAGTCGCCAACAAGAGAAGAAATACACCTAGCCCATACGGATTTATGGATAAGCCAATAAAAATTCATTCTAGGGGGTTTTAATGAAGAATCTGATTCTATTGATGGTATTGGTTCCCTCATTAGCCATGGCCCAGTTCAAGGGGACCTATGAGACGTTAAAAATTAGGGAGGTCTGGTATCTCTGTTTCAACGCCCTCACCGAACACAGGCCGGACATCCCAAAGAACAATCATGCCCTGACGTGTGACTGTTACGTCGATAAGCTCAGACTCAAATACACCTGGGAGGAGTTCAACATGATGGACCCGCAAACCCAGTACCAGGAGACGTTCCGGTTTACCTCGGAATGCCTCCGACAACTCAACCCCTCAATCGGAGACAAATATGGTTGATTACGCTCACCTTCCCGTCCTCGAACTCTTGAGACAGATCGACTCCAGGGTTAGGACGGCCACCGAACAAGCCATCGAGACTCAGACCGACCTCAACTACAAGGTCGCCAAGGACCTCGCCGAGTTTGTCCAAGACCGGATCCACGAGTGCAAAAGCTATGTCGAGGCTCAAAAGGAGGGGCTTGGCTGACGCAAAAAGGACGAAATTCCTGACGCCGACCGGGCGTCTCACCCGGAAAAGAGCCCAGATGATCAAGAATTCGGATCAGTTCTGGACCACCTTCGAGTCGCTTGTCTCGGAAGGGCACGGGTTGAGGAAAGCGGGAGAGGTACTGGGGATACCGCATAATACGATACTGAGGTGGATTGACGAGTTGCCCGGACGAAGAGACCAGTATAATCGTGCGAGGGAGGCTCGGGCCGAGGCCCTGGCTGATTATGCCCAGGAGGCCGTTGAAAGCGTAAGGACGGGGGCTCTCGAGGCTCATGCGGGGCGTGTAGTGCTTGATTTCGCTAAATGGCGAACGAAAGCAGACAACCCGGGCATATACTCGGAGAAGATAGACTCTCGTGTCACGGCTGATGTGAACATAAAGCGGGGCCACCTGGAGGCATTACGGGACATCATCGATGTGACGCCAAAGCCCTTAACGGAGTCCTATGACGGTACATCTG